TGGGTTGTTGATGCGCTTCAGATTACGCTTAGACGTCATGGCGATACGCTGCACTTGCGGCATAGGCTCAACACCAAACTCGTTGGCAATTTCCATCGCCAAGTTGTACTTAAACGCACGCAGATAGCCTGGTGGGAACGACAGCACCGTGTTCAAAGTAGCTGGTTTATCCAGCTGCTGCACCGACACAAAGTGCCACTCCAGAACGCGTGTTGGTTGGGGGTAGATCGTCATGGTGATGTCTGGGAACGTATTGTTCACAAACATGACCTGCGGGTAAGTGCTGGTGACTGTCTTGACCGCAATGCCGTTGTACTGTTGCTGGTTAATCAGCTTGATGCCGTAGGACACGTTGGTGCTAGCGTCACGGAAGTACGTTGCGTCGTCAATTAGAACGGGGCGGTTGCCGATAAAGTTACCGCTAGGCCCAAGCGTGCGGGTGATCTCGCCAGGTGGCCAGTTAAACACTTGGTCTTCCGTGCAAAACACGGCTAGGCGCTCAGTATTCCACGAATCAATCATCTGATTCATGGCGGATAGCGCGTCTTGTGCTGCCTGCGGGGATGGCTCTTCACCTTCAGCCAGCTGGCCTATGAGCCGAAGCGACGCTTTAATCTGGTCGAAGGCGGTTGCCATTTACACTCCTTTAAGCTGCCGCCTCTACAGTGGTGCGGCTACGACGACGTTTAACTTCCAGTTCATTGGCTGGTGCCGCCGCTTCAGGAGCTGAAGGCGTGTCGGGATTATACCGAAGCCAGCCATTTTGTTCATCAAATTCGGCTTCTAGCTCCATAGTGGCGACTTTGGTGCCGTGAACTGGGTGCTGTAAATAAATAGGCATGAGAGAACGGGGCCGAAGCCCCGCCTTTTAATTAGCGGCGATTAAACCGACAGTTTCAAGACGCGATTCAACTTGAGCAAGGCGGGCTTGCAAGTTGGCGATTACAGCCAAAACAGTATTACCTTCGTCTTTGGTTGCAAAGCCAAAAGGGGTAGTCTGAGTCAAGTCTTGAATTGCAAAATCAAGCGTGCCTGGTGCAGTGCTGGTAATTGAGGTCAACTGAGTAGTCAAGGCAGCGCCTTGAACTACGGGGGTTGTACCGTAAAAACCAGCGGTGCCGCCAGATTTGCCCATAATTGCGCCGTCAAGTTGCGCGTCTTCAAACGCAACGCCTACAGCTTTTGTATTTGGCATGATTTATCCTTTAAAAATGGGGGCCGAAGCCCCCATAGCATTAAGAAATGCGGTAGCAAGTCCAAGTACCGTCGCCGGTCTTGCGGGCACGGAAGTGACCTGAAGTGTTTTCAGTCACTGCCATAGTGCCAACCAGAGTCCAGCCAGTAGCTGTTGCAACCGTTACGTCGTCAGTACCAGCATCGATATTGATAACGAAGAAGTCAAACGCTGCGTTAACTTTAGATGCGCTAGACACGTCTGCTTCCAGCTCAGCAACGGTTGGCAGAGTCAGATTGCCAGCAGTGCCGTTGAAAGTGAACAGACCATTTGCAAGTTGAGCAGCAGTTGCGGTTGCAGCTGCGGTCAGTGCAGTTGGCGCGCCCTGAACAAACAGTTGAGCTTCACCAGTATTGCCATCGCCGAGCTGGTAGCCACCAGCACCATTAGGAAGAGCCATGATAAATATCCTTTAAAAAATGTTGTTAATGGGGGCCGAAGCCCCCACCAAGACTTAACCCCACATGCGGCAAGCCATTTGCGGACGGATCGTGCTAAAGCCGTACAGCACGTCAATACGGCAAGGCAGACGGTCGTTGTTGATGTCGTACTGACGAACAACACGCAGCGAGATGCCGTTGTGTACTTGACGCGAAGCCATGTCGACGCCTTGTGGCAGCAACAGGTCGGCGGTAGCGAAAGTGATCGCATCCTTATGGTAAATAAGGTTCTGAGCGTACTGGCTGCTAGCTGCACCCAAGAAGGTGACGGCTTTGCCGGTAGCAGGCAGAGCGGTCATGGTGGCCAGAGCGTGGCTTGCCGAGTACATCGGTGCCACAGTCACAGTCCAAGTACCAGACACGGCAGTGGCGTCAGCCAAAGCCACGAACTGGAACAGCGAACCGGTGGACTCACGGGTCTGTGGGTTAACCGCAAAGCTGTCAGCGATAGTAAACACGTCGCCAGCTTTGATGGTGGTTGTCACAGAACCCTGCTCCAGCAGGATCGTGGACGCGCCTTCAGCAGTCACGCCTGGAGTCTTGACCAGAGTAGAAGCAGAAGCGTCGCGCGAGCCAGTGGTGTGCTGCTTGATCGACTGAGACATGTTGACTTCTTCAAAGCCTAGAACACCAGTGCCCATCATGCCGTTCTTGAACTGGCTGGAGATGGTGTTGGTTGGGTTAAACAGACCTTTCATGCCTTCAACCAGACCAGCGTTAGCAGCTGGGTTAACGGTTGCGTAGCGTGGTGACATCACAGCTGCGTTTTCGTTCAGTTTCTGCTGGGCTTGCAGCAGAACGAGCGAAGTCGAAGGCGTGGTGCCAGGCGTGCCGACCGAGTTACCAACGGTCTTATATGCGTTAGCAACGTCAGCGTCGATCGACGATGCGAGCTGAGAAATACGAGGCTTCAGAACACGCTCTGCGAAGTCATCCAACTGCATGGTGAGTTCGGCAGAAGTAAAGTTCACGCCGATGTGCTTTTGCGAAGCAACAGTCAGTGTGGTGAACTGTTCGTTGTCGTCCTGAACTTGCAGGGCGGCACCGTCGGTTACCAACGCGCGATCCGGTAAACGGATACGCAGTGTGGAACCAATTTTTGCGCCTTCAACGGCGAAAGAATCGTCGTACTGACGATTGACGTTACGAGTGAGTACCAGGTTGTTCTCAAGAATTTCGAGAGCCTTCCGGGTAATCATGTCGATGGTAAGAATCGAGTTTGCCATGATTTATGTCCTAAAAAAAGTTAGCGATTACGTTGAGCTTCCCACTTCTTGATCTGGCGCTGGCGATCCGCCTCAATCCACTCTGACGTACTCATGCTCTTGACGGAGCGAGGGTCAGTCGTGTCATAAGACGGTGAGCCAGAACCACGTCCACTAATAGGCGCTATCGGTGGTGGGGCGCTAGTTGTCTTTTTTAAGACCGGTTCTGAAGCAATTTTGGCTTCCAGTTTGCCGATCTCTTTAGCCTGCAAAATTGGCGACAGGCGTGAAATCCGGCTGGCTTCATTTGGGTGGGTACCCAAGTAGTAGGCCAGATCGGGGCCGATGTCGGACGATTGAATAGTCTCAGCCATCGCGGTCGTAATCGGCAGTGCAGGGTTGTATGCGACTTGTTCAAAGTCCTCATACTTAGCCCGCGCGTCCTCTTCACGATCTTGATACGCCTCAATCACACTCATGCGTTCACGATCAGCTTCACGCTTGGCCAACAATTCCTCTGCTTTTCGTACCGCCAATGCGTCGGCGTACTCATCAACAGAATTGAAATTCTCGACCGGTGGGAGTTCCGCAGATACGGCAGGCGCTTCTTGCGCTCGACGTGCCTGTTCTCTTTCCCACTTACGCTGTTCTCTTGCAAGCCTTTTGCCAATGGCAGCGTCTAGTTCTTCTTGTGTGAAGACTTTAGCTGGCTTTGACTCATCATTCTCCGGCGCATGTGTTTCTTCAGCTACAGGCTCTGCCGTCGGTGCCTGTTCTGGCGCGGGTACTTCCGCTAACTCGTTTTGTACTTCATCAGACATTGTCGATTCCTAAAGAATCCCTGACGTACCGCGTCAGTACGGTATTTCGATTTACTCGTAAATAACTGTTGCGTTTACTGTACCACTGATAACAACATAAAGACCATTTTTAGCATACGCACCATCAAGCGGCAACAGATATGACGTTGCTCCAACAGGTGTAAACGTGCCTAAAATGGTGGTTGTTGTCGTTGCTGCAGCGGAGTCGTACACAGTAATTGTCGGTGTGCTGGAGGCAGCGCTGACAAAAATACCCTTTAGCTTGCCTGCGGCGGGTTTAATGTTGGCCGAAGCCGTGATATAGGTGTAATTTGCCATAATTAGTCCGTTGTGTTTTTAATGTATACACCTTCAAACGAGGCGGTCGAATAGAAATTTGTCCCCGACAGTGCGATTGCCCGTGCTTCAATGTCAGACTTTTCCGGTACCGCTAAAGGAATTTCAAAGTCGTAAGGTATTACATTACTATTTGCTGTGACATCGGCAGCATTACGAAATACGCCACCAAAAGGGCGGATCATAAACTTACCCAAAATATACTGAGCGGCGTTATTTGACGCTGCGCTAAAGGTGCCCCGGTAAATGTACAGCGTGTACCCCGCCGGTACTGTCCATATCGCCATTAGCGTCTGGTTTTCCCCTACAGGAATCTCAGCATAGACGGTTGCTGGAACGCCCGCAGTTACTGTGCCCGTACCAACATAGATATTGCCTTGCGCAGTGTTGGTAGACCCCGCAGTAATGACAAAAACGCGGAATACTCGGATAAAAGTGATGTTGGTAAGTACGGCGGTTTGCCCGGCTAAAGTAACAGTTTCTGATACTTCGTTGTAGTCTTGATCCAGACCCTGCACAGACACCGTCCGAGCGCCTGTACCCAGCGCAGTATCATTTGCGCTAGACGAAGATACCTTCATCTGAATGGCTGACGTTGGGTAAACGTACAGACCGCCGTGTGACCAAACTGTCTCAAGTGAGCCGTTAATGTCTGAGTTATTGCCAAACTTAAACAGCGACTTATGTCCTTGTATTTGGCCGCGAGCAATCTGAAGCGTAAAATCTTCATTTTTGCCGTACTGAGTTTGCGATACGTAAGTTGTACTCATGCCAAAAATTTCAGTTTATAGAGCGTTGACATGTACAGCGCTTCAATCTCATCGATAATGTTGTGGATTGCGGTGCATTCCTTATCGACAACCTTGTAGCGTACAGAATGTATTTCGTCTAGCTGGTTTTCTAAAAACTCAACAATGTTGCCCTGCTTTTTAGCAGACTGCAACGAAATAGGGCCAATCAGACCATACTTGCCTTGGTAGGCTTCAGCAAACTTGTCGGCTAGATCAACAACACCGTCGTAAAACTTTTGCAGCGCCTTGTGTTTGGCGTAACTGCGGGTGTTCAGATGCACTGAATGAGCCACATCACGGCCTAAAAACAGCGTACCTACAAAGTCTGCGGCGTTCATACCATTGGCTCCTGGGGCGGCATATTCATCATTTCTGGCGGCATTTCAGCCGATTCAGGTGGAATCATACCCATTTCAGGCGGCATTTGCTGCATTTCTTGTGGCATTCCGCCCATTTCTTGCTGCATGCCCATGTCGCCCATCAGCTGTTGGCCTTGCTGCTCCATAACCAAGTCGCCGGTAGTCATGACATCGCGTAGCGTTTGCATGACGACTTCTTGCACCTGCTCTGGGTTCATGGCGCCAGATATAGCAGTCAGACGCTGTGTCTCGGCCTGATACGCCTTGATCTCGGCCTCGAATGCCTTGCGATCCAAGTCCTGCACCTCGACCGACTTGCCGACATTTTGCAGCATCTGTTGCATCTGATCCAGCTCTTGTGCCATTGCTTCCATCTGCATCTTGGCCTGCTGCATCTCAGGCGACTCGTCCGAATCAGCCATGATTTTCGGGTCGATGATCTTCTCGAACCGTTTGGCCATCTCCTGCGCGCCTGGCCAGTCCATGTTCTTGATGAACAGGTCACCAGCCACTTGCCAGAGCTGCGGGTTGGATTGCAAAATCATGCCCATTGCATCCAGTGCTTCCTGACGCTTGGTCATGTAGGACGGGCCGGTGGTGACCACCACGTCGTACTTACCCACGCCGGGATTGTAAATCTTGTCGATGACGATATTGTTCTCGTCTCTGATTTCTTTGACCGGCTCTGCTTGAGTCGGGTCGAGCTTGACCATCTCGGTGTCGCCGTCCAGACCGATGATGCGAGCCACACGCTGGGTGTCGTAAATCTTCGGAATTAAGCCAACCAGCTGACGAGTGACATGCCGGACAGCCCGCGCCAGATTATCGACGTAATGATAAGTGCCAGTATCAGACTGACGCTCGCGCGCCATAATCGCCTTGCCCGAACGCTCATTAGAAGTGGCTCCCAAGCTGGTGTCATACTGCCCTGTGGTCGACTTGATGTCGTCTGAGGCACCCATTTTGGCCTGAATCAGGCCAGTTTGTGGCAGTGGAGGCGGCGCGCGCTGTGGTAGCGGAAGCACTGCACCATTTCCGTCCGTTACGTCGGGATTTACCTCCAAATACGGCCAATTTTGCGTGTTGGCCGTCTTCCACTGCATTTCGTAGCCTTCAAACTGGCCGCCGTAGCCAATAAATGGCGCTTTTGGTGCCAAAGCAAGCATTTCTGCCTCTTGTGACGTCCAATAGTTGTACATCCGCTGCGCATCCTTGGCATTTCTGACCAATCCAGACACGTACAGCTTGCCATCAACCTCAAATTCGTTACCAACCACACGCACAACCGGTATGTAGTCGCCTGCCCAGTCGCTTTTTTCCAAAAACTCGTAGCCGTTGGTCTTGCACCACTTGACCCGCTTGGCGTCTACTTGACGAGTACGCACGGGTTTGACGCCCATCATCTTCAACTGCTTGGCTTCGGGCGAACCCTCGAAAGCGGTGATGTTGCCTGGGTACAGATGCAGTGTCGCTTTTTCGTATTCGATGTAGTAATACTCGGCAATACGCACCGTGTCTTCATTGATCCAGATGCTAATCGACTGGTCGCCAATACCTAGCGTTTGCAGGCTAGAAATAGGCGACGCGTCAGGGAACAGGCGCTCGTATTCTTCGCGCTGCAAGTCTTCCGTTACGAAACACCACTTAGCGTCTGCACCGCAGGGGTCTTGAATGGTTGGATCCATGTAGACCGAAAACGAGTTTCGCACCCGCATGATCTTGATGTCTTGATCGAAGGTGTTGTCGTCGCAGTACTCGGTAATGATGCGGATGTAGCCTTCACCGTAA